TTATCATTAAATTTTTCTAACATTACATGATATGTTAATGTACGAATGTCTTTATCTTGAGATTTAAATTCTTGAATTATACTGTTTTTAACATTATCTCTAACTACTTCTTTAGATGTTAAATACTCTAAAAGTGTTACTTTATTATCTATAATCTGATTAGGATTAATCATTTTATCAGTATTATAGGTTTCTATTAATGTATAAAAAGATGCTTGTGCTTTATAATCAACCATTTTAGTTTTAAATAAATCTTCTACATTATAATGTAACTTTAATTCACTTATTAAATTATATTTTTCTTTTCTAATTCTACTCCTATTAAGTTTTTTAGATTGTTCTAATACTGTAGTTAAAATAGTATTTGCTTTATTATCATTTAAATTTTTAGATTTAAATATAGTTTCGTAAAGTTTATATTCTTTACCTAATTCGGTATTTACAAAATGTTTTTTTAATATTTTAATTGCGGGGGAATCTTTACCTGACAGGGTCTCAGAAGTGATTTTTCTCACCACTACCTCAAAAAGAATACCTGTATTCCTGAATTTTGAATGTTTTATATACATCAATACTTATTTTTTTATAAATATACTAAAATTATTGTTCCTTAATATTTGACTCATCAAGAAGCGAACTTTCTGCGCTATTTTGCTCAAATACTAATTTCTTTTTTTTAGGAATTGATTCTAACATTGATTGATGTTTTTGGTAATTAGAATTACTTTCTAAAGATAATGAACTTTTTTTAGGATCATTATAATCTCTTTTCATACCTTTAACACCTAACCTATCTTTACCAAAATTATCATCTTGAGTGTTTCGCTTAGATGCTTTTTCTTTAGGTCTTCCTAATACTGTTTTTCTGTCTTCTATATACTGGTTTTTATCATTTGGTTCTGGTTTGCTACCTGGATTAGTATACATTCTTCCTTTACCATATAAAGAAGCTAAATCATGAGGTGTACCATATGATTGACCAGTTTCAACTGGATCATTACCTTCTGCTTCAATTTGTTTAATTCTAAACTCACGTTTAGCATCTTCTCTAATCAAATCTCTAAAGTCATCATATTGATCTTCACTTAAATGGAATAAATGATCATAAATAAAGTCAGATGGGAATAAATTAGTTTCAACCATTTGAGCAGCTAAATCCATTTTTTCTTTCATTAATGCTACTCTTTCTTGATCGTAAATAATAGATGGAGTAGTTAATGATAATTCAAAATTAGCTAATTGTTCATCTTTATAACCTTGAGTATATAAATGAACTAATGCTATTTTATATAATTCCGAAACTACAATTCTTTGAATTCTTTCAATTGTGCGAGCAAATCTGATGTCTTGTGCTGCTAATGTAGCTTTACCATCTGTGTTTTCATCATAACCCATGAAAGCTTTAGGCACTTTAAGAGCAGCAAATAATTTATCTCTTAAATACTCAACATCAGCAATACCATCCCACTGTAAACCATTAGCACTTTCAATTTTAGTACTTGCATCATTACCTCTAACTGGTATATAATAATCTTCAAGTAGGTTTTGCATGTTGTATCTTAAATTGTACTCACCTGTTTTTTCATCTACGTGAGGAGTACGTTTAAGTTTACTTAATGTTTTTTCCATAAACGCATCTACTTCATTTGGAGGTATTGCTCCAACATTCATATAAAAAATACGTTTTTCTGGGGCACGAACAATTCTATGAATTAACATAGCATCTTCCATTAACACATATTGCTTAAATAATTTTCTAGCTGGTTCAATATATGATCTACCATAAGGTAAGAAATTCATATTCGTTAATAAACGAAAGTGAGCCATTTCATAATTATCAAATATAATTGCATTTTCAAATGTTCCAGTATTAGGTACATTATAATAACCATAATCAGAAGCAGAAACACCATCTGGAGAAAATCTAAATTTTACTTCAGTTGGGTTTTCTTGATCTAAACCTTCCATTCTTTCAATATGAAATGCAGTATAAGGTATTACATTATAAACACCATATTTTTCTGCTATTTCTAATTTAAGGAAAAAATCACCATATTTAGCTAAATTTCTAACCCAAGGCCAAAGATTAAATTCTATATTTAATACATCATAAAATAAATTATAAAGTATTTTTTGTATATCTTCATCTGGAGATTTAATTTGTAATACTTCCCCCATATCATTTTTAAGAGTAGATTCATCAGCTATAATATCTAATGCTGATGCTACAATTGCATCTGTATCCATTGCATCATACTCTGAATATAGTTGAGGTCTTAAGTATTGATAATTGAAATGGGATTGTTGGCCCCATAAAGATGTTGATGAATTAGAATAAATTCTATTAAATCTATCTACTAATGTATTTGTTTCAATCTCCCCTGATTGTTGTATTTTATTAACATCAAAAACTTTTAGTTGAGTACCACCTACATTACGAATAATTACGTCTGTAGAAAATAATCTTCTTAATCTTGAAAATAAACCTGTATCTGCCATGTTTTATTTATTTATAAATATAATATTTATTACCCTAATAACCATTTTATGTCATGGGGTTTTCCATCTATTTTAACTTTATACGGATTTTGGGCATTATTACCTAAACCTGTATATGCTCCTGTTTGTGTAGCTCTATTACTTTTAATTCCTCCTAATGCTGCTCTTGCCATATCTAAACTTTGTTGTTGAAATTTTAATGATGTATCACGTAGAAACATACCAATTCCAAATGACATAACCAAGTCATCGTTGTAGCCTGTTTGAGCTTCTGGTCTTCCGTTTTTCCAAACAAATACTTTCATTTCTTCAAGTAAACGCTTTGAACGTATAGTTACTGATTTATCACCAACAAATTCTCTAAATTTATTAATACAAAGTGGTCTAGTTTTCATTGACATTGTAAAACCAGGTACCATCTCTGAATTGCCTTCATATACTCTTAAAAAAGACTCTGCGGTTAATGCATCTGATTTTGGAGACTGATATAAATTTCTATATCCTCTTTCTCTAACTGCATCTAAAGTAGCCCAGCCAATATTAGCATTTTCAACTACTAACATAGCATTATTATATTCAGTAGCTAACCCAGTTAAAAAATAACCAAATTCTTTAGGTGGCATTTGTCCTTTATATTCTGCTACCTGTGTATTAGTTGCTATATCCATAACATGGCATGCAGAAAAGTCTTTACCATCACCTCTAGCTACATCAGCTGTAACCATATATTCTCTAGAATAATCAGCTGCTTCCCAAATCCATAAGTTTTGATCTACACCTCTTCTTTCCATTGGATCCTTTATAGTTGTTTCTTTTAAAAAATCAATCCATTCAGAGTAAAATACTATATCACCTGAGGTGCTAAAATCACAATCACATTCTTGTGCTGCTAATCTAGGATCACCTAATAATGAATCTTGTTCATCTCTCCATTCTTGATTTCTTTCGGGGTGAACCCACCATGGTAATTTAATTGGTAAAAATTGATTTTCACCTGATTCAGCATTAACCCATGTTTTATGGAACCAATTTCCAGTACCATAAGGTGTACTTAATACTATAGCTCCACCACCTGTAGCTAATGTTTGCTGTGATGATGCCCAAATTTCTCCAATATTATCAATAAAGGCAGCCTCATCAATTAATAGTAAGGATACTGCTTCTGATCTACCAGCATCACTACTTGCTGATGTTGCTTTAATTATAGATCCATTACTTAATCTTAATGATAATTTATTATTTTCATCAGCTTTAATTGATAACCATGAAGGCAAGTTATCATACATAAACTTAACCTTAGTAACCATGTTACGTGCTGTTTCTTGCTTAGTTGCAATACATAATACATTTTTATCTTTATGAAATAACATTAACCACAAAGAATAACCAGCTGATAGAGTTGATATACCTAATTGTCTAGATTTAAGAATAATTGAGTATGGATTATCTCTAAATAAATGTAATGCTTTTTCTTGAAATGGATATAAACCAAATTGTATTCTACCTCTTTGTGGGTGTTGAATAAAACAGTATTTTTTCATAAAATGAGCAGGATCTTTAGCACATTTTAAATATTCTTGTCTTATTATTTTTTTTATATCCTCAGCCATTATTTAGGTAATGAGTAATCTATTATATGAATTGTAATTAAAGTACCTACAAATCCACCTACATACCCTACCCAAGGTTTTTTATACCACTTATCTACTTGCTTTAATCTATCATCATACAATTTAATTTGATCCTTTAATAAAATAATTTCTTGAGATTTATAATTAAGGATTAAGCTATCTTGCTGTGATAGTAGTGTATAATTTTTTATTTGAAGTTCTAAATCTGTTATTAAAACTGATTTAATTGAATCTTGTTCTTTTAAAGTATCAACTGCTAAAAAAAATTCTTCTAATTCATCTTGAGGGATTTTGACTGTATCTTGACTATAACTTTTAAGAGTTAATAGTAATAAAATAATTAAAAATAAACTTCTCATTATTTTCTATATTTTTTTTCAAAATTATCAATTGTAGATTTTGCTTTTTTAGTACTTTTTACTTTTGCCTTAGTTGATTTAACTTTAGCTGTTGTTTTTTTAATTTTAGCTTTTGTAACTTTTTTATCAGCTTTAACTTTTGTAGCTTTTTTAGTTATAAATTCTAATTTTTTATCATTTGCTTCTTTTCTTCTACTAAATTCTTTTTTAGATTTAGATGATGATGAAAATAATGCTAATATACCTGCAATAGCAGCTCCTACTGCTATAAAAATTCCAAATAATTTTTTCATAATTTATTGTAATAAAGATTCTATTTCTTTTTTGATTTTAGTTAATTCTCTTAATCTATCAGTTAACTTAACTTTTTCAGCACCCTCAGCATCTTTCCATTTTTTAACTACTTGCTTCATTTCTTTAGATGTTTGTTGTAGCTTAGTACCTAATTTAGATATAGAATCACCTTTTAATTGTGATGATGTTGGTTCATCATCATCTGCTTCTGAAGTA